ATAAGTTGCATAGACCTGTCACGCATCGTGATAAGACTAAGTACAGGCGTAAGGATGATTGGTCTTATGATGGTAATGGAGCGCCAATAGATGATGATTAAAGCTGATGGTTTTGACGCTGCTATTGTTGGCCAGGTCTATGACCTTGCAACAAGCAGCAATCGATTAATTTACAGTGTAGATAAGTGTGTAGATATCCTAGTTAATCGTGATGATATGGATACTGAAGAAGCACTAGAGTATATCGAGTTTAATGTTTCAGGTGCGTATGTTGGTGATGGAACACCGTTGTTTATGTATGATAATTCATAGTTATTTAGGGTAGCTAATAGGTAACAAATAAAGAATAGAATCAACTTTTAGGCACTAAGAGAGGGCAGCCAAGTGCCTCGGTGCCTCAAAACAGCCGTAAGTAATTGATTTATATAGGAATAACACCATATATACCCTATATCTGGTTCATACTGTCTTAAAAGAATGTAACAACCAAAATATAATGACCTTGCGCAAGTCAATGATACCAAGGGATACAGCCGTTCTGGCAGTTAGTAACATTTTTGGCCCCCCCCTTGCTGCAAAGCCAGGGTGGGGGATATAGACTAGATACTCACAGTAAAAAATTTTTTTTATAATAATGTTTGACTTGTTACCTTTAAGGTATACAATTACATTGTAACAAATAAAACATAACAACAACTAAGGGGAACAAAAATGGAATATTTAAATACAGACTACGTTAAAGAAAATGATTATTTTTCAAGTGATCCAATATTACTTATTTTGAGTAATTTTTTAGCTGCTGAAAATATAACTCATCTTATTGATGTTGAATGGATCAGAGATAATATGCAGTTTGATTTACCCAGAAGAAACACCAAGGGTTTAAAAGCAAGCCAACATGATTTATTAAAACTCTTAAAAACTGCATACGATAAAGCATTACATTCAGAATGTATCACGAGAGATTTTCACAGTTACTTAGAAGGAGGCGAATAATGATAGCTAAAATCGACAATTACTATTTTAAGAAAGTAGGCGTTGACCTCCTTATCAAAGAGCCTAATCGTAAATGGGAGCGACTCGTTCCAGTACCATTCCTTTACCACCGTAAGCGAGCCATCGTTAAACAAGCGATGGTTCTACTGGAGGTGGCGTAATGATATATGAATGGGAAGTCCTTATAGACGATAATCCATGTCATTACGATATGAAAGAAATTGATAGTGTAGTTTTCCATATTAAAGATGGTCACTATGTTCATGTACTTAAACAGTATATTGATCAAAATCTAGGTAGTGGTGATAGAAAATATTATGATGTTTTTCCTAGAGATGATTGGGGTAGAGTCGACCAAACTGATGAGCTACCTAAGTACATTCAAAAATATGTTCACAAGGTAAAAGCAAAATTATCTGAGGAGGTCGCATGATATACGGCTATATTCGTACCTCTTATCTCAACAGCAGCACCGAGACATCGCTCGACGCCCAACGTCGACGATGCTCTGGTTTGGCCATGTCCGAGGACTTAACGATTGATACTTACCTGGAGGATTCGGGCGTCACTGGTGCAATGGAGTTTATGCTTCGTCCAGCCATCAAGGACCTTGAATTCGCCGAAGGCGATACGATCATAGTCTCGAACCTAGATCGCTTCACACGCGACACTAGGAACTGCCTAAACGACATCTATCACCTCAAGCAACTCGGCGTTAAGTTAATTATTAAGGATCTGGGTGATGTATGTAATGACAACAACACCCATGCCAAATTAATCCTCAATATCCTCGCTGTATTCGCTGAAACCGAACGCATGAAGATCGTTGAGCGCCTCGGTAATGCCCGTAAAGAGAAACGCAAGATAGGCGGTTATGCCGGTGGTCTAGTGCCATTCGGGTTCTTTGTTAAGGGTGTCGGCAGAAAAGCCGTGTTACGCGAACATGAGCTCCGTGACAAGGCGATTGATATTATGTTAGAGCGTCGTGACGAGGGTGCCTCATTCCGGGAGATTGGCGAAGAGATTGAATACCGATTCGGTTGGGATTGCAGCTATCAGACAGTGCGTCGTCTCGTGCAAAAGGCGGTGGCTTAATGCCAGAAATACCTTGTTGGATTAATGACGGTCCTCAATTCGAGGACGTCATTGAATCCACTGAGATGACCGAAGAAGAAGCCGAAGATATCCGACAACGCCAATACGAGGATTCCTTAGATGAAGAAACCTAGCTACACCTCACCAGAATGCCTCAATCGTGATGGCACGTTAATCAAATTCGTGAATAAAAAATACCTTATTAAATACTTACGCTACTTAAAAGAAAAGGAACGTCATGTCGGAGCAAACCAATCCATTTATTAATTTTCTGCAGTCCTACCGTAACAATCCAGTTAACTTCGTCAAGATCGTCTTAAAAGCCACCCCCGATCCGTGGCAAGCCGAATTCCTCCAAGCCGTCGCCAGAGGCGAACGGCGTATCTCAATCCGCTCTGGGCATGGTACTGGTAAATCCACCGCTGCCTCATGGGCGATGTTATGGTTCTTAATTACGCGATACCCATGCAAAATCGTCGTGACCGCACCGACCAGTGCCCAGTTATTTGATGCCTTGTTTGCAGAATGTAAACGCTGGATGACTGAGCTCCCGCCAGTCATTGCTGATTTATTAGAGGCCAAAGCCGACCGGATTATGCTGAAAGCATCCCCGACCGAAGCCTTTATCTCTTGCCGTACCTCTCGCGCTGAGACGCCAGAGGCACTCCAGGGAGTGCATTCCGATAATGTCTTATTGGTTGCCGATGAAGCCTCTGGTATCCCAGAATCTGTGTTTGAGTCAGCCGCCGGTTCTATGTCTGGTGAACATGCCTCAACAATTTTATTAGGCAACCCAACCCGATCCAGTGGTTTCTTTTTTGATACACATCACCGTATGGCAGATACCTGGTGGACTCGAAAAGTATCGTGTGTGGATTCACCACGAGTATCCGAAGAGTATGTTGACGAAATGAAGATACGCTATGGTGAGGATTCTAATGCTTACCGAGTCCGGGTATTAGGTGAGTTTCCTCTAGCCGATGATGATACCGCGATTCCATTAGAGTTGGTTGAGACTGCTCAACACCGTGCTATTGAGATTGATAAGGATGTGAATGTGGTGTGGGGGTTAGACGTTGCTAGGTTTGGCTCCGCTGCTAGTGCTCTCGCTAAACGTCAAGGCAAGGTAATTAAGGCCGTACAGATTTGGCGTGGTTTAGATTTGATGCAATTAACCGGGGCCGTAAAAGCCGAGTACGATGCCTTGGAAGAACGAGAACGCCCAGCAGAAATCCTGATTGACTCCATTGGGGTTGGTGGTGGGGTAGTGGATCGTCTTGTGGAGTTAGGGCTACCCGCTATCGGTATTAATACGGCTGAGTCGCCGTCCATGAAAGGCACTTATTTTAATTTACGTGCCGAGCTGTGGTTTAAAGTAAAGGCGTTCTTAGAGGCCAGAGATTCCAAGTTACCAAAAGACGATAAGCTCTTAGCAGAGTTAGTCAGTCCTCGGTATAAGTTTACGTCCTCCGGGAAGATGCAGATTGAATCTAAAGATCAAATGCGAAAACGTGGACTGCCATCGCCCGATAGGGCTGATGCAGTCTGTCTGTGTTTTGCCGGACAAGCCGCGACCGCTTTACATGGCACCAATACTCGTACTTCCTGGAAAACACCCATTAAGAGAAACATCTCCGGCATCGTCTAAATTAGGGCTCACCCTCCGAATGGAGGGGAGCGAGGTCTAACAGGGGAACCAGATATGGGGTTCTGGTGCATATATTTTAGCATAAAACTAGCTTTTTGTTTTTATTGTCAACTAAGAGATGACAAATCTGATAAAATATAACCTTGAAAAACTCATATATGGAGACTCAACTTGCCAACAAGCTATCCCTACAGTGAAGCCGGACGTACCGCCGCCGCTCAAGAAATCGATAAGATATTGGGCACCAAGCCAGCCAAGCAAGCCGCTAAAAAATCTTATAAAAAACCACCACGGAAAAAATAAATGGATTATGTTGACGAGCCTCAAGCTGAGGTTGATGCCCAAGCTGGCATGAGTGATGATGAGTTAGAGAATATCTTGGCAGCCGAGATCGAGGATGCCATTGACTATATTGATAATACTATATCCCCGGATCGGGCCAGAGCCGAGTCTTATTACTTAGGCGATAAGTTTGGTAATGAAGAGGATGGTCGTTCTACTGCCATCTCTATGGATGTGAGAGACTGTGTGCAAACGATGCTGCCATCGTTAATGCGGATCTTCTATGGTGGTGAGAAAGTCGTTGAGTTTGCTCCAATGGAACAAAACGACGTAGAGACTGCTAAACAAGCCAATGATTATATTAATTATGTGTGCATGACCGACAATGCTGATTTCTTTAATACGTTATATGCCGTGTTTAAAGATGCCCTGGTTAAGAAATGTGGCTTCTTAAAATACTATTGGGATGATGCGGAAGATGTGCATACGTATACCTTAACCGGGTTAGACGATAATGCCCTGGCAGTCTTATCCAGTGATAATGAGGTTGAGTTTCTCATGCAGAAAAGTGAGCAATCCTCAGATGATATTGATCCACAAACTGGACAACC